TTCTGGGACAACATTGACACATTGACTGCTGCGTTGCAGCCAATGCCACGTGGGTTTGACTCCACTTATGGCGTTCGCGCATTGCGCTTCTTTCAGCCAACATGGGAACTTGCAACCGATTTCCCTGGAGGAATTGAGTTAGATATGCTTGTTCGCCCGGCAAGCTTGCCAGTGTATAACGTTGGGCGTCGCACATCAGTTGGTAAGGCCAGCGATGGCTTTGCGCAGCCGGCTCAAATCCGCCTGATTGCACCAAATCCAAAGAAGTTCCTGACCACTACAAAGTCTGGAACAAGCACACATAGAGGATCTGCAGCTGTATACCCAGTGCTGACTAAGGCAGATTGCGCAGCAGCAGAGGGGGTAACCTTCTCATGGACTAGCGGTGGGGTTACCAGCATAGTAGTCGCCAACGCGATTGATGCTGGTGCCATTTCTATTGACACGGACACTATGTCTCAGGTAAACTGCAGGATTAGCCATGGCGATACCAGTGGAGACTTTTTGGTATACCCAGGCTCGGTTGTGATTGAGGGCAGCACTTCGACCGGAGCGGTCGTCACGTATAGGGAGGCTTGGCTTTGAGCAGCAGCGTTAGAATCCGCATCTTTGACATTGGTGCTAATAGGGGCGTTGGCAACGAAAGGTGCGTCATCTACGATGCCAAGAACGTCGGCTCAGAGGTATACGCCAATGACGTTGGCAGCGCCTTCTGGACTTTGCCAATCAACCATCCTCTCGTGCCAGAGCTGGTGCCACTTAAGCGTCACTACAAGGTTGAGAGGCTTAGCGGTGCTAACTGGGTACTGATTGGAGCTGGGCTCCTCACCACGTACGACGCAACCAACGACGAGATTGTCTACGAAGGCATGGACTACATGACCATGCTTAGCATGCACTACACAAAACTGGTAGGGCCTGAGTCTGGATCAGAGGTCGCCATCAAGCGTGACGAGCCTGCCAGCACGACAGAGACGGTCACTACTACCCTGACGGCAACTCGCTCTGCCTCAACCCTGTACAACACAACGTCAGACTGGAACTCAAACGACACAGAACAGCACATGGTGATTGGTGCATTCCCATCCTCATTCACAGTTACTGGATATTATACACAGTATGGAAGCAATAGTACGGTTCTTGTATCAGTAACCGGAAACACATTTTCCCTAGTGTCCGTTGGTCAGACAGTATATTTCTCTGGGGTATCAGGGACAGGGGCAAGTCGAATAAACGGGCTAAGGACTATTACCGCAAAATATGCTGGAGCTGGCAGCAGCACCTCTGGGGACTTGGCGTTTACTTCTGGAACAACAGCAATTTCATTTACAACATCAAGCGGATATTGTTACTTTAAGCGGTACACATCAAGAGGCCTTGTAAAGTTTACTCTTCCAGCTACACTGACATCAAGTGCAACTGTTACCACAGCTAACCTTATTCTTACACAAAGTAACACTAGCGGAGACCACTCAATAACCGACAGCTCTCCTGGTGATTTGGTAGTTAATGCGTCTGGAATTGACTGGACAACTGACTCATCGACTGGATTAGAAGGATCGTGGGGTAATGCCAACGATACGCTTCATCCCAACTGCGACTGGGCAAGCGCTAGCTCGTCTACGTCTGGTGGCCTATCCAACATAACGTATACAGGTATTGGGTCAACACACAACTCAACACACACATTCTCAATCTCAAGTATCGTAAACTACTGGAAGGCAAGCCCTTCTAACAACAACGGTATACTGCTGTACAACACAGACGAGACAGGCGTAACCGACAACTTTACAATTTACAGCACGGCCGCCAGCGCTTCGTATCGTCCAAAGCTTGCGCTTACTTACACGTACTCTACCAGCTCGGCAACCAACGTTAACGCCAATGGTCTTTCGCACGGACCTGCTGCCACTAAGGCACTGCTTAAAGAGCGCACGTCTAACAGCACTGCCCGGCACGCTGGCAACGAGATCGCGGTATACACAAGAAATGAGGCAGGCGAAGCCAACAAGATTGACATGTCGTACGACGAAGTTAACAGCGTTTACACGTTGACAGGATATACGTACATTGAGCGGTCTGCAATCAACAACAACGAGAAGCTGTACGACAGCGATCAGGACGTGTACATCCCAAACAGATTCAACGTGAACAGAATCCGTGTGAGCATTGTTGCAAGTCCTGGCGATGAGGTCTGCACATTCAACGTGTGGCCAGACTCATGGACAGAGATTGCCCAGCCGGAGTCTCCTGTGATGCTGAAGTGGCAACTTAAACTACGACAGCATGATTCCACCGTTGCTGAAGTGATTGCTCCAGCTTCCACTACTCCTACGTTGAGCATTCCAAGCGGTCAGACAATCTATGGTAACTACACAGGCACAACGCATAACATCACTAACTCGTACGAAATTAACTGCCTAACTAGCGGTGTGTCGTACACGTTTGCAGCGTACACTATGGCGGAGCTTGTAAACGTCTCTCCGCAGACTTCATCAACTAACCCAAACTACGGCGGAGTCATGACTCACGACGTCAACGGAATCACAGCCAGCACTTCTTCTAGCCAGACCGTTGTTATGGGTCTTGAGAAGAAGACTCTGCAAGGTATATTTGACAAGCAAATTCCATACGTAATCTCACAAGGTGGGTCGTACAGTCGATTCGGGTGGCTTACGTTCCAGTTGGCATCTGGACAATCGTGGAACTCGGAATTGATTAGGTATTTTACATCTGGAGAATCAGTTCTGTCATACCTTCGCAACATGTGCGATAAAGAGATGGCAGCCAACCTTTTGACAGCTGATGCATCTGCAAGATGGGATGTTGTTGACGGGATTAAGATTCCTTGGAGAACCGTGTTTAACTTTGTCGGAGTGCGTGGGGCGGCTGCTCCAGGTACTAAACTGTACGTGGCTCCTGCTATTACGCAGGCAAACCCAGTGTTTGTCTTTGACTACCCTGGTATGGTTGACCAGTTCAGGTACCGTCGCAACGGCAAAGATCTTAGGAACTCGGTGAGGGTCGTACCTGCCACTGCGTTCCTCACCGGGTCCACTACCAGCTCTAGCGGTTCTCGATCGCAAGGTAAACTTGCTGAGAATGAGGCGTCCATTGAAGAGTACGGGTACGCTCCAATCCTGTCTACACAATCAAACTTTGCCGATGCTGCAGAACTTCAGAAGTATGCAGACTCGCAGGTCACAAAGTCCAGCGACATTCTGAACGTATCCATGGTCAGCATCCAGCTGGCACCGGATAGCGTAAGGCCGTTTGAGGACTTCTACCTTGGCGACATCGTGCGCGTGGCCGTACGGAGAGAAAACGTGAACTATACAAACGCAGCAAACCCAGACTTTATTGCTGACACGTACATCGTTGGAGGGGTTCGGTTTGAGCTACCAGTTGACGGATCAGAGCGTGTAACACTAGACCTAGTGAAAACGAGCGAATTCGGCAGGGGATAGCGTTCTGTGGTATAATTGTGGGTAGGAGGGGACTTCCCTCTGCAAGATATGGAGGAAAAGATGGCAAACGATGGAGCGATTGAGCGCATCGCAGCGCTCAAGGAAAAGGGGCTCTCCTTCCAGGAGATCGCTACCCAGTTAGACATCACAAAAGACCAGGCGCAGAAGCTGCACAAGCGGTACGGATCTCTGCTCCCTGAAATCCAGGAGCAGACGCGGACCATTGAGTCAACACCTAAGGGCGACTACACTGGGTTCCGGATTGCGTTCTATGACCTGGAGACAACGTACTCGTCGTGGACGACGATCTTCTGCATGAGCGTTGCAGACGAGCATGGAAACGTGAAGACGCTATCGCTTGAGACACACCGTGGCAAGACGTGGATGGACGACAGCAAGTTGGTCAAGGCTATTGCCGACGAGCTTTCGCAATACGACATCCTTGTTGGCTGGAACTCAAAGATGTTTGACCTTCCAATCATCAACGCACGCTTGCTTGAGACCGGCCAGAAGCCGATTGGTACACAGATGCACATTGACCTTATGTGGTACGCCACTGGCCGCCACATGAAGGCTGGTCGACGCAGCTTGGAGAATATCTCCAAGTACTTCCGCACCAACAACAGCAAGACGCCTCTTGACGTCCGGCTGTGGCAGGAAGCTGAGCGACGACACACCAAGGAAGGCAAGCAGGCTTTCCGTACCATCGTTGAGCACTGCGAAGCTGACGTGCTCGTCCTGCGCGACGTGTTCGCCAAGATGAAGCCACTCATCAGCACCATTCACCGATGATCAACGCAGACCTGGAAGGCGCACGCAACATCTGCGTGGACTATGATGACACCATCGCTGTCCGCGTGTTTGGAACGGTCGTACCAGCTCTTGGCGTCATTGAAGCGTTAGAGAGACTGCGAGCTAACGGATACAAGATCTTGATTCACTCTGCCAGGGCTTGGGAGAAATTTGAAGATCGGACAGAGAGAATTGACGAGATGCGCAAGCTCCTTGACGAGTGGGGTGTACCGTACAATGAGATCTGGGTTGGGGCTGGAAAGCCTGTAGCCAAGGCTTACATTGATGATCGCGCTATCCGATTTGACAATAACTGGGAGTCTATTGTAGATTCAATCTTGAACAGTTAGGGTTCTCCCCAGGCTGGCGCCCCTCCGGCCTGGGGGACTTATTTTAGGGGCATAGGAGGGGTATGGTTAAGAAACTTATTGGAGACCTCTTTGACGAGGGACTCCGTAGAGACAGAACAGAACGTCCACCAAGCGACTTGTGGCGTGGATCTCTGCTCGGTGGCTGCCTGCGGCAGCAGTGGTATTACGCCCATGGCGAGACCCCTACGGACGTTCGCGGCGATGAGGTCTTTCGTGTTTTTGAGCGAGGGCACATCATCAACGACTCGTTTAACCGCAGGCTACGTGACTCTGAGCATCTTCTCTCTTACGAGGAAGAGGTGCCGGTGTCGATTCCAGAGCTTAACTTTGGCGGTAACGCCGACGGTGTGGTACAATGGAAGGACGGTCAGTATGAGTTGATTGAGTATAAGTCAGTCAAGGAATCGGCTTGGAAGTTCATTCCTAAGCCAGAGCATCAAATTCAAGCGTCCATCTATGCTGAGGCTTTGAAGCGCATGCGAGGCCATGAGTACTCAGCAAGGTTGGTATACATCAGGGCAGGGGATCTAGCCACCGAGGAGTTCATCGTTGATGAGTCGTGGCGTGACAAGGCCCTGAGGATCTTGGAGGTTCTGAACAGTGACCGATTCAGAGACACCCCTCCGTGGAGACTCCCGGAGGAAAAGTACAGGTCAAAGAAGTCGGGGAACTGGCTCTTCCCATGTGGGTATTGCGAGTTCTTCACCAAGTGCAGAGGAGGGGAAAATGGCAAGTAAGACGCTAGCTGGCAAGCTCGCTGAAGTTATGGGCGAGATCGGCTACATCTCCAAGGGCGGCACGAACAGCGCCCAGGGGTACAAGTACGTCATGGCGTCACAGGTGGCTGACGCAATCCGCGAGAAGCTCGCGGCTAAGGGAATTGCAATCATTCCTGGTGACATTGAAAAGCTGAGCGAGAGCACGTCTGCCTCAGGCAAGCAGGTGATCCTCACGTTCAAGTACTCATGGCATCTGGTTGATGGGGAGACTGGGGAAAAGCACACGATCTACTCGCTCGGCTCAGGTGCTGACTCGGGCGACAAGCACGTGTACAAGGCGACGACTGGTGCGCTCAAGTATGCGCTCCTGACGACGTTCCTCATCCCAACTGGGGACGACCCAGAGAATGACACGGCTGACGTGACCATCGCCAAGGCGGCGAAGGAGATCTTTAAGGATACCGTCAAGCCAATGGAAGGTCAGTCGCAAAAGGCTGACGGAGAGTGGGGGTTCTAATGGATAGGATTGATCTTTGGCTCACAGATAAGATTGCTCCAGTGAAGGAGCAGACCAAGGCTGGTCGAGACGTGTGGAAGTTCTTCGGTAGCATGCAGTCGTTTGCCTACGACGCATTCTTGGCCGCAGATAAGGCTACGCGTGACGCATCAACTGCGCCAAACCGATATGAGCGTGTCACCGTTCTCGTCTTTGATGAGGACTTGGCCACGCACATCCGGAAGATTTATGATAGTACCGTAAACCGAGAGACAAACGACCCACGCCAGCACTTGCACGTTATTGGCAAGTTGGAGGAGCGAGCCGACAAGGAAGGCAACCCGAAGGGGTACAGCCTCCTTGCCAACGAGGCAAGCCCACTCATCTGGGGTCCGCTGAAGAAGCGCTCGTGACCGAAGAGGTAAAGCTTGTAGACGACATCTCGGATGGCCTTGCTGCCATTGGTATTCAGTACCAGGCAGACGGCCGTCCGAGAAAGGTCGCGATCTACAGCAAAGAGTTATTCATGGATGCGTACCGCCAGAAATCTATTGCGTTTGTATCTGCCCACTCTGGAGGGTTGACAGATGACGAAGTAAAAGCTTTAGAGGCTGATGGCGAGAAGCAATTCTGGGCTGGGATCTTCTCAGCTGGTGTTGGGGAAGGCGCACCAATAGCCGTGACGGAGGATGAGAATGGTTGACAAAGCTCGGCAAGGCCGTCTCAACCGCTCAAGGGGTAATGCTTTTGAGCGTGAGACAGCCAAGAAGCACGGAGGTCGACGCACCGGCATGTACGGTGGACCAGACGATGTGACGGTTGACGGGCAGTTCAAGATCCAGACTAAGGTTGGGACTATGTTCTCTAACAAGTACTGGGGCTGGCTGCAGAAGATTATTGTTCAGGCTGGGGAAATCCCCTACCTAGTGATCGGAGACGCTCCTGGACCTGGCAATCAGAGGCGTGTCATGGTGATCATGGATGAGCGGGATTGGTTAGTTGTGAAGGAGAAGGCATATGGCAGTACCACAGAAGAAGAGCCGCAAGGGTAACGTTGCCCTTCTGGCTGCACGCTGGAACGTTGCGTTCGGCGTTGTAGTGGCTACGTTTATTGACAAGTATCTGGAGTCTGTCCCTGAGGACAAGCGCAGTGAGGTCCAGATCCCGTTTGACAGCGTGCTTCAGTTGTCGGCCGGCGTAGCATTGAAGCTGGTGGAGCTTGAAGATGGCGACGACGCCTGACGAAGAGCGACAGCAAGTCGCGTTCTTTAAGAACATTGGGGAAACTACCAAGGCCGCAGTGTCGCACCCTAGGTTCCGGGACACGTTTGTCCCTTCCTTTGGTATCGGAGCTGTCGTACTTGGTGCATCTGGCAACGTCTCAGCAGCGCTGGGTTCAGCGCTCTTGGCGTTTGCGCTACTGGATAAGCGCAAGTGAAACACGGCCTGAAGTGCCCAAAGTGCGGGGGGCTACGAATTAGTCCGCACAGAGCAGGCGCTAAGTTGGCCGGACCATACTCCGTTCGCGTAGCTATCTGTGCTAAGTGCGATGAGCGAATCATCCTCGTTACGCAGGTAGCTACGCAGGAGCTGGCAGAGAAGATTATGGAGGAGATTGACAATGAAGAAGGAGAGTAAGCATGTCCCAGAAGCGTTCATTGAATACTTTCGCGACCTCGCGATGGAAACCCACGAAGTTATGGTACAGAGGCAATCAGGCTATGGACCGGGCAACATTGAAGCGCTCGGACCGTACGGAGTATTCTCGCGACTCGCAGAAGACAAGTGCTCGCGAGTGGCCACGTCGCTCAATGGATCTATCGTGGATGGAAAAGCCAAAGTCGGAGAAGACTGGTTCAACGAAGGGGTACGTGACGCGCTGGTCGACATTGCGAATTACGCGATGATTTTGATTGCTCTCGGCGAGGGCAAGTGGTCGTTCGTTACGCGTGGCGTACCGCCAAAGAAGTGGACTTCTCTTGACGAACGACTGGATGAAAGGTTTGTGGTGGATGAACTTCGTTGACCTAAAGGGGATGGTATGGCCGAATGGGCGGACCCATGCTATACTGTTCTACGGTCCAACTGGTTGGAAGGCCAGAGTGTGGTATACTGTTAAGCAGGGTGAGGTCTTTAGCTTAGGCGAAGGAACTGAAGTGTTTACCCATGATGAGGCAGAGAAGAAGCTGAAGGAGTTAAATGATGCCTGGGCGTCAACGCAAAAGCGCAAGCGCTAAGTTTGTCTTCTCTGCAGGCACGCCCCAGAAGGTGAAGACTTTCTGGGGCGAGTCCATCTTGTGGATGAGGAAGGTCCTTGAGGAAGAGGGCATTAACGTGTCCAAGGTCACGATCCATTACCACACCGGCGAAGCAAAGAACAAGTGCCCACTAGGCGAAGCAGACTCAGACGATGCCACGTTCATGCTGTGCACACATCGATACGACTACGACACAATGCTCCACGAGATAGCTCACGTCGTAACTCCTGGCCTTCACAGCAAGGCCTGGGCTACTAAGTTCTTGGAGCTCATCAACAAGCATTTGGAGGGACAGGACTTGGTAAGGGCGCTGTATGCGGCACACAGGGACTACCCTAGCTGCGCAGCCCTGATTGGAGATGTCTATGACATTTAGAGAGAAGTTGACAAAGCCGGACAAAGATGTGCTAAGATTGTTTGTAGAGGACGCTAAGTCTGAGGGCCTGTCCCTTAGGGCGTACTGCAAGAAGCATGGGATTGATTACTACTTGTTGACTGGCTTCCCAAGGCCATGGCAGGAAGTATCACTCCAGGAGGGGTTGAATGGCGAAGAAGGAAACGAAGGAGCGACTGAGCTCTAGCGACTACGTCAATGATGGTGACTGCCCAATCTGCGGCAAGTACCAGAAGAAGATCGCTGCCGGAAAGATGAAGCCGTGCTTCATGTGGGAGCGAATTGAGGAGGAGGAAGACGAAGATGCCTAGGGAAGATGTTTACGGAAATAAGGTGTACAGCTGCAGCGAGTGCACTGTGGACTTCATTGAGGACTTTGACGAGGAGCGCGGACTCTGCAATGAGTGCGCAGCCAGCATTGACGAGGAAGGCCGCCAGGAGAACATTGGGGTCGAGAGTCTCCAAGAGGTCCTTATAGCTGCCAAAGAGGATTACCACACCAAGGAGGTTTGGTAATGACCAGAACTAACCGAGAGGCAGAGCGAGCGCTCATCGGGGCATGCTTGATCTCAAGCGAATGCGCCGAGCGAGTACTTGAGAGGGTCTCTGCCAACGACTTTGATGACATGCAGTGTCGCAATATTTACAATGCAATTAAGTCACTTGTAACTCAGGGCATGACGATTGACATCGTCACCCTCTCCGAGGAGCTGACCAAGGATGGCAAGCTTGAAGATGCCGGCGGAGTAACCAATCTTTCAAATCTTATTAGCTCAACACCAAATAGCTATAACTACGAATCGTACATTGACATCGTCCTTGACAACGCGATCCGACGAGACGTGCATCAGGTAGCTGCGCACATCGCTGACACTTCGCGTCTTGCGAAGACCGCAGAGGAGGCTCTTGCCGAGGCCGAGAGGGCAGTTTCCGGCATCTCTCGCAGCCGATCAAGGGGTAAGTTCTCCACGATGGAGGACGTGATGGTTGAGACCATGGACAGGCTTGCGCTGATGCAAGCTGGTGGGGCATCTGGCGTGTCGTCAGGCATTGTCGGAATTGACTCCATCGTCGGTGGTTGGCAGAGGGGGGACTTGGTGATTGTCGCAGCGCGGCCTAGCGTAGGCAAGACCGCACTGGCGACCACCATGGCTGCCAATGCTGCGTTCCGCAGCGGGAAGGCTATTGCCATCTTCTCCCTTGAGATGAGCCGAGAGCAGATCGGTAGCCGAATGCTCTCGTCTGTCTCAGGGATTGGCTTGCACGAGATCCGACATGGGCAGCTTGATCTGGCAGAGATGACTGAGGTCATTGCTGCGTCAGATAGGATCAAGCGCAGCAAGATCTTCGTTGAGGATGCGCCTATTGCGACTCCTAGCGAGATGAAGTCCAAGTGCCGGCGGCTCAAGAAGGAGCACGGCCTTGACCTTGTTGTGGTTGACTACCTGCAGCTCATGTCTCCGGATCGCGGAAACAAGGACAGCAACCGTGTGTACGACGTGGCCGAGATCAGCCGTGGATTGAAGGCGCTAGCTAGGGAACTTGACGTCCCTGTGGTGGCACTCAGCCAGCTGAGCCGTTCATCTGAGTACCGCGAGAACAACGAGCCCAAGCTCTCAGACCTTCGGGATTCTGGAGCCATTGAGCAGGATGCTGACGTAGTTCTCATGCTGTGGCGCTCCACTGACGTGTCTCTTGACGTGTCGGTTGAGACGGTCCACTGCAAGGTGGCAAAGCATCGCAACGGACCAACAGGTCGGACCGAGTTGATGTTCAACCGGACGACAGCAACATTTAAGGGGGCGTAATATGAGCGCACAGGTCACACAGGAAGATAAGGACACACTGAAGGTAAACATTGAGGTCGACTGCCCATGCGAGGTGGGGATCTGCGATCACTCCATGGAGGAGGTAAGCAAGGCCCTGCAGCAGGCGTACACTCGTGGCGTACGCGATGGTGCCACTGGGGCGATGGAAAACGTCAGGGAGTACCTGAAGAAGGAGTATCCTGGAGAGTACGCTAAGGTAGAGGCAGCGGCCAACGAGAGCAAGAGAAAGCTCAATTGATTTCATTACTACTCTCCCTAATCCTCTCTGTGGTCCCACCGAATGGATACCACGAGAAGGTTAGGGCGACGTGGTACGGAGCACACCACGAGCAGTCAAGTCACTACTGCTACCAGAACTACAGGAACACATGCAGTCCGTACGGATCAGGGGAAAAGGTGATGTACGCTGCGGTTCCTGGATTCAGAAATAAAGTAACTAAACCATACTACGCTCGTGTGTGCTACAATAGGAACTGCGTAATGGTCGTTGTACGCGACTGTCTGTGCAGCCGTAAAGGGGAATTCATTGACCTCTCTCCGGCAGCATTCATTGCGCTAGGAAATAAGCTGAGTAGGGGTGTGTTATGGGTAACAGTGGATTACGACCCGCACTATGGCGGCCGCTAACAAACGCATCGTTCTTCTCAGGGGTAGGAGGGATGGATCTTGGATTTGAAAGAGCAGGAATCAAAACGGTCAGCTTCAGCGAAATTGAGCCGTACCAAAGTGGAGTCCTTGCCAGACATTGGCCAGGAGTACCGAACCTCGGAGACATCGTATCGCTCGCAGATCGTGAGCTTTCCCAGCAGGTACAGCAGGCAACCGACACAGTTCAACGACGTGGCGGACACACTGACGATCAGTGCGGGACCTCCGGCTGTAGCAAGTGGCAGCATGCCGACATCTTCTCAGGAGGATTCCCATGCCAAGACCTCAGCGCAGCTGGTGCCAGGAGGGGATTCAAAGGTAAACGATCAGTCCTCGCATTCACCTACCTTGACCTTGTGGAACTCTACCGACCTGCCTGGCTGGTGTTGGAAAACGTCCCAGGTCTACTCCATTCGTCTGGTGGACGCGACTTCGCCAGACTCATTAGTGAAATGGAAGAACTCGGGTATGGCGTGGCGTGGCGAGTGCTGGACGCGCAATACTTCGGAGTCCCCCAAAGGCGCCGTCGTGTCTTCATTGTGGCAAGTCTTGGATCAGACCGTGCCGGCGAAGTACTTTTTGAGTGCGAAGGCGGCTGCAGGCATATTGCGTCGGACTCTCAAGAGGAAGGCGGGGCAGAAGCTACCGCCAATGCTGACCGACGTACTGTCTCAAATCTCAACGCAAGCAAGTCTGGATGGAGAGTCGGGGCCGAGGACGCCGCAGGCGGACAACTCATCCTGGGCACGGAGGATGACGCCCGTGGAATGCGAGCGTTTGATGGGCTGGCCGGACGGATGGACAGTAAACCCCCAGTGGCGGGGGAAACGGGGCTCTACGGGCCGGAAATAGGCCTCTACGGCGATTCTGTAGAGGGGTTGGACACGAAAAGATACACCTGCTGTGGAAATGGTGTTGTCTCCAGCGTTGCGGAGTGGGTTGGCCGTCGGATCGTAGCTTGCGCAGACTAGGCTTCGGCTCCCCCTTCGGGCATGGCGTGATAGTACCCTGACCCTCGGCCTCCGTCGGGCATGGGGCGCCCTCCGTCGGGCACGGGGCGGACGTTAGTAATCGACTATTAGATCTCCTCACCAGCCGCTATTAGCAGCTGGTGAGGAGTTTTTGTTTACTCTTTATTTTCTACTGGCTGGCAGTCGTGGCCATATGCCCACTCTGCCGCACTAGTCTCATCATCTAATATGAATATCAGTCCACACTCAGGACACTTAGCCAAGGTACTAGACCTGGCAGGGTGTCCTAATGGGTAGTTATTCCTAATTGGAATACTTGTCTCAGCCATTGCTTACACCAATTGCCTTCATGATTGCTTGAGAAAGCTCTTTGGCTTGGAATCCTCTTCCATTAAGTGTATCGTTGTAATCGACTCCACCTTCTAGCCATAGAGCCCCAGCTACCGCATAGTGAAACGTAAGAGCTGGTACTCCAACCATTGAGTCAACCATATTGCCGTCATTGTCAAAGATTGTAGTTTTTGCTGACTCATAGTTAGACTTCAACGTTGTTTCGTACTTTTTTATAAATGACTCTGGGTATCCGATCTCGACCAGGTACGAGCCACTGTAGATGCTATGGCCATCGCCATCAACGAAGTCTCGTGCTCGCTCACTATTCTTTAGCAGAGTAATGAGCTGGTCACGAAGCTTGCTGTCTTCCCAGAAGTTATGTTCAGTCGCCATCATTCCTCCTTGCAACCCATAGGATTGCTTGTAGCTCTGCAGCATATAGACCCAGGTCATCAGCTGCTTTTTGGAACTTTGCTTGGTATTTTTTGTACTGAGTAACATTAAGGTCAACCTCTTTCCATACTTTTTTCTTGCCGACCTTAATCTTCTTGTTGTATGGCGGGAACTCCCTTGCTGCCCATCTATCGATAGGACATCGGTCAGTCTCGCCTTCGCTAATGATTGAGTAGTAGAAGTCTCTTACTTTTTGGCCGGTTAATAGACGAACATCTCCATTTTCTAGGATCTTATAGGCAGTTTTTACATTGGCTGGGTACGCCTGTAGAGCAGGCAATGGTGTTCCATTGTATTTGTTGTCCAGTATAGCTTTGATTACTTTGATGTTGGTCTCCGGTGAAGCCCCCGGAGAGACTGCTGCTACTGCTGCGACAGCTGTTGACTGGTGCTTCAGCTCGTAATGCTTTGTTGACTGATAAATCATTTGGTTAAACTCGTGATACCAGCCTGCTGAATGCAGTAGTTCCATTCGTGCTTCTGGTGTGTCAGTGTTCATAACGATTTGATTGAACCGCTTGATTAGCGGCTGTGCTAGCAGCTTTGAGTCATACGACCTACTCGCTGCTAGCAGCAACCTACTAATGCGGCTGTCGCCGCTGATCATTACTTAACGCCCTTGGAGGCCAATGTCTTCTTGTCCTTCAACTTCTTAGTGAAGGTGATGTGTATTTCTGCGACTGTATCTTCATACAACTCAGATGTATCAAAGTTTTCAGTATAGTCGCATCCTGGCTTCTGAGCTCGCCACTGACGTAGTAGTCCTGCGTCACTGAGAACTGCTCGGAATCCATGGTAACCATCCCATCCATCGTTGATTTCTGAAACTTTCATGTCAAGAGCTGTGGCAATATTTAGTGCTTTGATACTACCAGAGACACTGTTGCTGTAAGTATTACCCTTGGCAACACGCTTGGCTAGCTCAGGCATTGCTGACTGCATAATTAAACTAATGATTTGAGACGATGCTGCCTCGATACTAACCTGCTGATTAAATTCTGCTGGAAGTTCGCGGAGCTTTGGTGCGCCGCACTTGTTGTCTGTGTTCTTAGCCATTGTTCTCCTCCATTTCATAGTTTCGCTTATGCTTGGCTAGATCGCGTTTGCTTTCTAGCTTGACTGTTACTACATAGTCTGAGAGATCATGAATCTCATTCTCTGCTGCTAGACTATTAAGCTTTGTAAACAGCTCTTCTAGCTGCTGCTCCAATGTACAGAGCAGTAGATAGAACTCATTGTATGTAACATTATGTGGAGCTGATGAGAATAGGATATTAGCTGCTACATTATTAACACCGTTAACGATTGTTGAGTTAAGGTAAGTTGATGTACGCGAGAACATATTGTACCCATTGCGCATAGTGTTCTCGTCTGGGCCGGTGCTTGTAATGGAATCAATCAGCACAGTTAGTTGCTCTTTAAGTTTACTAGTTCGATCAGAGATATCGTCCAGATCACTGCTATTAACACGCTCAACATCTCCACTTAGAGAGATATCTTCCAGTGTTCTTACTGCCTCAGAGATGGTGTCATTCATCTCTTCAATGTTAGGAAGATCTTGATTGTCAATCTCCCAAGCAAGAGATCGTACTGAATCTTCAATGCGATCTACTTCGTCTAGCATATCTTTTATGTTCTTGCTAAGATCCTTTGTCATATACCCTCCTCTACATCTTTGATGCCAGTTGCTGCCGCAGCTTTCTTACAACAGCTACTGGTCACAGTTAAGTGACTTTCTGTGCCAAACTCATTTGGCTTAATCTTGTTGCCAAGATCAGTCAAGTTGCCGTTAAGCACTAGCCATCTAGAACCTTTGTAGACTGGTTCCAGTTCTAGTTCGTATACCCTGACGACTACTCTATGTCGCCCAGTTTTCTCACAAACTAGCTCTGGTAGTAGAACTACATCATCGCTCATCTATGGCCTCCTGATGCGCCAGCACATATTGGCGGATACGAGCAATCAGCTGGTTGACTGTTCGCACCGTGGTCTTACCGTGTTGGTAATCCCATACGTTAATGACGTCGACTGCTTCACCATTGATAATAACTTCAATGTATGGCCCACCGTGCCAGCTATAGATGATACCATCCATAGTGACGCTGATTTGCCAGTTAGCTAGTGAGTCCGGTATCACCTGATTCATCCTCTTCCGAACCGATGAAGTCATGCAACCTCCAATTGTCTACAATCTCAATAGCTGTAACCTTCAACCCAGTAACATTGTCAGTTAGATTCTTCATTTGACCACCGAAATTAATCTCAACAACTTCATCTCCAGCCCCCGATGAGACCATACCGATTGCTTGGCGTGCGAACTCATGGAAACCTGGTTGAGTGATTGGTGGATAAAGATTGCTAGTTAAATGGTAGTCTAGTGCTGCGTCCTTAGCGAGCTCGATTGCTCTGTCTTTGTTAAAACCCATGGCTGTCCTCCTTGCTGAGCATTGCCCAGATATTTGGCTTCTGCGAACGGATACTTGCGTAGTTGTTGTCACCGATTACTAGATGGTCTAGCAATGTAAGGTCATGATATCCACACGCACGTAGTACTTCCTCAGTTAGGTTAACATCTTGATCAGATGGCTCTGAATCGCCTGATGGGTGGTTATGTACCATAATGAATCCTACTGCGCCGGTAAGCAAAGCTGGTCGCAACAGATCAGCAATAGATACTGATGTGCCTGTTGCTGTGCCCTTGAATACCTGAGTTACGCCAATGAGATTATTGCGACCATCAACACTCAATACCCATAGTGCTTCCTGAGTATAATCTTGTGCCACATCTTTGAAGTAGTTCACAGCTGATTGAGGTGACTCAATCCTGGGACCTACTTTGTCATTCCACGTACGAATAACTGTTAGTTCGTACGCTTTCCACGTATGTTCCATATTCCCTCCTGCCCCGTGGGGCATATCGCTGAACTTTGATGGAAGCTTAATCGCTTTCATCAGAATACTCGATAGCCATCGAGTCCTAGGCAAAGATCACTAAATTCTAGGAACTCAATGATTAGATTAGTGTCAGCATTGACCTCATCATCAACAGTGAATGGCACTTCAATCAGCTGACCATTCTCCATCTTATAGGTAGTATCTTTCTCGCGAGTCTCCTTGACATACTCAGCAACCACTGGCTTAATGGACTCACGGATGTCATTGAACAGATCAGTCGTGTTCTCGTACAGCTCTGGGTAGAGGCCGGTGAACATGCTGATGTGCGCCAGATACTCCTTGATGCCAGCTGGTGTGCACTGATTGCCGCTATTATCCATAGTGGCCATTGCGAACTCTGCTGGGTATTCGCCGCCATTAAGTGTAACAATCTTGTCCAAGATTACGCGGATCATTGACATACCCCAGATGTTAGCTCGGAAGTACAGGTTATCGGAGCCTGTGTATTCCCCAGTCTTCTCATCAAATAGGTATGTATACTCATACTTTTTGGCAAACTCTGCTGCCTTAGCTCGATCACCGTTTACAGATTCAATGTCGTATCCCATTAGTTCAATCCTCCCAAGATTCTATGGAGCTCATCGAATACTTCTGATTCGTCCAGCTCATCCATTGGCTCGTTCTCGTCAAGATCCTTCATTATAAGGTTATTCTCAATAGTGAACTCAAAGTGCTTCTCTGGCACATTATATTCGTCAATGACTTGATTGGCGATGTATTTAAAGATATAGCTTACAACCATCAATGCCCGGCGATTAGCAGTAATGAACTGATCCTTGATCTCATCCTGGCTCAGTCCGAACTCCTGCTCAGCCTCATTAAATTTATGCTTGTTTGGGTACAGTTTGTATAGCAGTTCTGGGTTAAGCTCAAAGTAGTTAAGCAATGTCATTGCCAGCTTGCCGCCGCTGATCATATTCTCAGCAGAATCAGCATCCATACCAGGCAATACCGCACTGATCTTCCTCATACAGCCTCCTTGTGGAGCCTAAGCCCCTGCTCATCGATTAGTTCCAGCAAGTACTTCTCGCTGGCCATTAGTGACGCAATCAGGCTGGTGTGATCCCAGCTGAATCGCCATTCACGAGTCACTTTGTTAATGACTCCACTCTTGAAGTATCCATAAGATTCTCCATTAGCTGGTATATACTTACAGTAGAAGCCATAGTTAGCTAGTCCGAACTCTCCTCCATTATTCTTCTCATTGTTACAGTAATATTTCCAGAGTAATATGCAGTTCTTAGCAATATAATCACGTGCTGCGTGGTTATCATCGCTGTAACTAGCCACTTTACACCTCCTAGCCGTTAATCACAGAACCCAAGCACGGCATCCACAGATCGGGTCACGAAGCGGAAAGGGAGTATCCTGCCAGTTCTGTTAGGGTATTACTAGCGTATCCCACCCTCCTATATTTTTATCGACAGCTGATAACCCACCAGTCACTTGACTTTCATCCCCGACTAGTATTAGTTATTAATTTTTATTAACAGTAATAGCCTCATTGCCGCCTCCGTTGGGCATAAGGGGTGCTCGGCCTGCTGCAACTCCGTAGGGCATGATAGTACCCTGGTACCTAGCGCAGCCGTCTGAGCGAAGCGAAGCCCGAGTGAGCGAGCGCCAGCGAGCGACGAGGGCAGGCTGCGCACAATCAACGACTGGCCGTGAGGCCAGCCGTATCGCGAGCTGGTGAGCGAGCGAACCCACCCAGCCGCTTGCGCGGCTGGGTGGGACGGCCGTGAGGCCGGTGCTGACTAGCGGTCAGCGTAGTGGTTACGGAGAGCCTTGTCGACTGCGCTGAGCACCATCGCAAGCGTGACGCCGAAGCCAGCCACGGCGAAGCCGTTGATGGCGACCTGGTCTAGTCCGTAGCCGTTAAAGAACGTGACGCCAGCAACGATGCCAGCAAGACCATAGAACGCAACGATAACGTAATCAATCCAGTCCCAATAGCGGTTCATCATAACCTCCTAAGATTAGCACCCAACCAGCCGAAGCTGGTTGGGTGCGGTGATAGTACCCAGTAGGTACTAGAAAGGCTGCTCGTCCGCTGCTACGGTCGGCGCCGCAGCGCCGTTAGTAGGTGCGAACTCGATCACCTTAGCGCTATACCCCGCAGTGGTGTGAACCACTGGGTAGCAGAGCACAGGCTGAATCAGGTTACCTGCCTGATCCTTCGCGTGCTCGTAGCGCTGCTTCAAGATGCGCTCGTCGGATGCTGGAACCCAGAGGATCCCCTTATCCCACGTGGTCTCGAAAGACGCTACTGCGTCAACCGTTGCCCACTGGCGAGCGAGCTCCTGCGCGGCGTGAGCCTGCGCGGGAGCAAACGAGAGAACGGGATAGGACATCGACTTCGCCGACCCATCCTCACGAAGTCCAGGGCGTCGGACTTGTGCGCTAACGGTGAGAGCACCGCTAGGCGTCATCCGATAACCTGGGATCTTGTTGCGACCATCAACGCCTGCTGGCGCTGTGTTGGGATCACCTTGAAGGGTGATGCCACGCAGTACGAGGATCGTCCCCGTTGCCGAGTTGAGCGCCTGCTCAACTGATGCCAGAGTAGAAGCGAATCGCTTCATCTCACAGCTCCTTCCCGCTTGCGCGGATTGGTGTCAGCTCGCGCCGCACCCAAGCACGGCATCTAAACGATGCTGACAAAGGAACAGAGAGAGAATATCCTTATGGCCGGCGATACAGGGGGGTATCGCGAAGCGGTCGCGAGACTACTCAGCGAGGCTGGTCATCGACCAGCCGAGATTTTAGTAAAGGGCGGTACTCCCCGCACAGCTTTCGTGAGAGAGAGAGGAGATATTGGCTTACCCAACCTTCCGGCACAGACACTCCCCTTTGATAAGAAGCCTTAACCTTTGTGCTCAAAACCAAGGTGTAGAAAACTTAACCATGTAAAAATCTGCAAGAAAGGCCAAAAAAAGTGCATATATATAGACAGCCTTTTGCGAAGACGGAAAATAAACCATAAAGAACGGCCAACCCCAAAAGCGGTTTAAGCCTAAGTATGCCCAAATGGGCGAGGAGATAGAAATGGCACG